GGTGGTCACTATAAACCTCACTATGACGGTGAAGGATTGTGGACAAATCCTGATGGAACACAGCAATGGAAAAAAACTATTGATAGAGATTTATCAACGGTTCTTTTTTTGAATGATGATTTTGAAGGTGGGGAATTTGTTTTTCCTGCATGGAACATTAGTATAAAACCAGAACCGGGATTGTTTATTGCCTTTCCATCAACACACCATTATCTTCATGGTGTACAACCAGTTACTTCTGGAGAAAGAGTTACTAGTGTTTGTTGGATGAGAGTGGAAGGTGTTCCAACAAAAGAAGATCAGGACAGAGAGATATCAGAAAAATATAATATTCAAGCTTATTGATTTAAAAGATCAAAACATTTTTGATTTTTATCATATGCATAATCAGAGCAACTTCCATTTTTTCTAACATAGTGTAAAAATAATTGCATAAATTGATCACTTTCTTTACAACGAAGAGGTGCTCTCCAGTGAGGAACTTTTATTCCAAGATATGCTAATCCATGTCCAATAGGAGTTACTACTTTTCTTTTCTTCCCTTGAAGATCTTGGAGTTGTATTGGCCAATCTACCGTACCACTTATATTCATTGTGACTGATACCTCACAAGATGGTCTATCAGTATGTCTAACCATAAAACCTTTATTATGGTATGTTGTCGTAAACCAATATGAAGGAATTAATTCTTCTCCTAATAAATTTTCTAGTATTGGTTTAACTCTATGAACTACATAAGCAGAGGAAGGTGGAGCATAGCAACACATTACTCTACCTCTTTCTTTATCATAATGTGGTTTTAATCCACCAAGGTCATGAACTGCACCCATTAAGTTTTGATATTTAATTTGTATTGCTTCTGCTGATGTAATAATATTGGGAAGATAATGCCACCCTTTCGTTTCAAAAGACGATTTTGGTTTATCTTTTAATCCAAATATTTTCATTAATAATAACTAAGTAATATATTATGTATCCTTCAACCCTAACAAAGGTATTCTACTTATATTTGAGTGTCTTGTCAAGTGGTTGTGTTTTTGTTATAATAACCTATAGGAATATTTTATATGGATCACATGAATTTTTCTCAGATTGCTTTAAATTCTGGAGGAATTATAAAACCTTTAATTATACCTGCAGAACACAATTCTGGTCTGGGTATAATGAATCCATCCATTTACAATTATCATGGAAAGTTAATTGTAAATCTAAGAGCAGTTAACTATACTTTTTATCATTCTGAAAAGAAGTTATTTCAACATCCATATGGACCTTTAACTTATCTTCATCCAGAGAATGATCTTAAGTTAAGAACTTGGAATTATTACTTAGAACTAAATGATGAATGTGATATTACAAGAATAAACAAAATTGATACTTCTAAGTTTGTTGAAAAAGAACTTTGGGAGTTTATTGGTTTAGAGGATGCTCGTATATTTGAGTGGGAAGGAAAGTTATATACTTGTGGTGTCCGTAGAGATTTAGATACTATTGGTACAGGTAGAATGGAACTTTGCGAGATAGAAATTCGTGAAGATTCTGTTGTAGAACTCTCTAGGTTTAGAATTCCTACACCTGGAAATGATGATGAGTATTGTTCTAAGAACTGGATGCCTATTATTGATAAACCATATCATTTTGTGAAATGGTCAAATCCTACAGAAATTGTAAAAGTAGACCCGGAAAATAAAACTTGTGAAACAGTTTTTGTAGGAAACTATCAGGAAATTGGTGAAGCTCAGAGAGGTGGATCACAAATTGTTTCTTGGGGAGATTATTATATTGCTATTACTCATGAAGTAGATCTCTTCAAGAGTGAAACTGGTAGAAAGGATGCTGTTTATAAACATAGAGTTTGTTTATGGGATAAAGATTTTAATCTTGTTAAATGGACAAATGACTTTTCTATTATGGGAGGAGATGTTGAGTTCTGTGTTGGACTAACTCAAAAAGGTGATGATTTCTATATGACTTATGGATTTCAGGATAATGCAGCATATCTTTTAAAGTTTCCTCAAAAAGTATTTGAGGATATATTTGATATTGTTGTAAAAAATGAACAAACTTGGCAAAATTCAATAGCACCTACAATGGAGTTTACGACTTCTATTGATACTAAAAATGGTTGTGTGGTTGATTGTGTATTTTGTCCACAGAGAACTCTACAAGAGTCATATCTTGGTAATAGATTTTTAAGTTTGGATGATTTCAAAACCTGCGTTAACAAAATACCAAAAGAAGTTCGCATTACTTTTGCTGGTTTTACAGAACCTTGGTTGAATCCTAAATGTACTGATATGCTTTTATATGCACATGAAAGAGGTCATCCTATTTCGGTGTTTACTACAGGTATTGGTATGAAACTTGATGATATTGAAAGGATAAAACATATTCCATTTGCGGGACAACCAAACGGAGGTTTTACGTTACATCTCCCAGATAAGGATAAAAAAGCAAAGCATCCTATAACTGATAGATATGTTAAAGTTATTGAACGATTTGGAGAACTTCGGAATGAAATGCAAAATTTTAATGTGATGTCAATGGGAGAAATTGATCCATCGGTGAAACATGTTTTTTCAAAGTCTCACATTCCTGAAATGTGGTCAAGAGCTGGAAATCTTTTACATGAAAGTATTTTAAAACCAGAATTGTTGAATAGAAAAAATGAATATAAATCCGTTTATCATGGAGAAAAACCAAGAACTTGTGGTTGTCTAGAAAAACTTTATCATAATGTAGTTCTTCCTAATGGTGATGTATCTTTATGTTGTATGGATTATGGTCTTGAACATATCATTGGTAATTTAATAGAGCAAGATTATGAGGATGTTATGCCTAAAAATAATACTTGTTTTAATTTGTGTAGATTTTGTGAAAACGGAGTAGAACCAGAATGAACGACTTGCAAGAACTTTTAAATTATTTTGTTGTCAATCCAGAAGAAGTAGATATTAATTTTAAACTTGGAAACTATTATAATTCTATTGGTCAAACTGCTTCTGCAATTTCATATTATATTAGAACATCTGAGAGAACTAATGATAAAGAGCAAGCATATTCGTGCCTTTTAGCAGCTGCAAACTGTTTTGATTTGCAAGGGTGCCGTTCTAATTCTGTAAAGGGTATGTTGCAGAATGCTATTTCATTACTTCCATCAAGACCAGAAGCATACTTTTTACTTTCAAGATTTTATGAGAGACAATCTAATTATCAAGATTCATATTTGATTGCTTCTATAGGAGAATCAGTTTCTGATAGAGAATGTAGACCTTTGGATATTAATGTTGGATATCCTGGTTTCTATGGGATAATTTTTGAGAAGGCAGTTTCTGCTTGGCATTGTGGATTGTGTGATGAATCGTGTAATCTTCATTATGATTTGTTAGAAAAGTATGAAATGGACTCTATTCATACTGGTACAGTATCATATAATATTGATAATTTATTTGCGGGTAGAAGAGAAGTTGTTGAAAGTGTTAAAACCGTAGAAGAAGATAATAGACTAAGTTATGAATCTAAACCAACTGTATGGGTTGTTGATAATTTTTATGAAGAACCAGATTCTATGAGAGAATTTGCATTAAATCAAAATTATGATATAGGTGGTATTGGTCGTGGATACATTGGAAACAGAACACATGAACAGTTTTTATTTCCAGAACTCAAGAGTAAATTTGAGAATATTATGGGTAAAAAAATTACTAAGTGGGAAGAGTATTGGATGAATGGTAGGTTCCAATATTGTTGGTCTGGGCAACCTGTTGTATATCATTGCGATTCCCAGATGTGGGGTGGTATGATTTACCTAACTCCTGATGCTCCATTTCAATGTGGAACTACTCTTTATGCCAATAAAGATAATAAAGTAAGACGGGGATGTGAACCTGGAGGACGTATTGCATGGGACGGTAAAGAAGGCGATCCTTTTTTAGATGGAACTCCTTTTGAACCTGTTGATGTTCTTGGTAATGTTTATAATCGTCTTGTTATTTTTGATGCACAATGTATTCATTCTGCATCAGAATATTTTGGTACAGTCAAAGAGAATTGTAGATTGTGGCAGATGTTCTTTTTTGATACTGAGTGATAAATATTTTCTTGGTATTTTGGCTTTTGTGTTATAATGATAAATATGTAATATGAGAAATATACGAGGAAAATATAAAGGTGCCACTGAATAAACCTTCAGATTTCTTTGAGCAAAAAAAGAATGAAGAGAGATTAAAAAACGAAAACCTAGAGGTTGAAAGTAAGAAAAGAATTTTATCTCCTTCTGATTTGTTGGACGAGAAGGAAGGGATTGTTGTCGAAGAAAATATTGAAGAAGAAGTACTAGTAGAAGAAATAATTGAAGAGAAGGATTATATTTTAGAAGTAAAGAAATTAATTGAAGAAGTAAGATCTCAAATTCCAGAGATTCCTGAAGTAAAGGATTATGATAATCAACTTCAGGAATTGGGTATTCAAGTTAATTCAATTTGGAGTAGGATTAGTCAGGATCCAAAACCAAAATATTATGATGAAGAAATAAAAAATCTTGATGAAAAGATTGAAGGTATTGAGATTCCTGAAGTAAAATATTATGATCAGGAAATTATTCAATTAAGTGAAAAAATCAATGATATTAAAATCCCAGAAATTCCTGAGATTAAGTATTATGATGAGGAAATAAAGAATCTTGATGAAAAGATTTCTTCTATTAAGATTCCAGAGATTCCTGAAATCCCAGAAGTAAAATATTATGATGAGGAAATAAAAAATCTTGATGAAAAGATTGATAATATCAAGATTCCCGAAATTCCTGAGATTAGGTATTATGATCAACAAATTGAAGAGTTAACTGAAAAGATTGACGGAATACAAATTCCGGAAGTAAAATATTATGATGAAGATATAAAGATTCTTGATGAGAAGATTGATGGAATAAAAATTCCTGAAGTCAAGTATTATGATGAAGATATAAAGATTCTTGATGAGAAGATTGATAGTATTGAGATTCCTGAAGTTCCAGAAATACCAGAAATCAAATATTATGATGAAGAAATTCGTATATTAAGTGAGAGAGTTGATGGGATTAAGATTCCTGAAGTTCCAGAAATTCCTGAGGTAAAATATTATGATGAAGATATTAAAGATCTTCATAAACTCATTGAGGAAATAAAGGAAAAGCAAGAGATTGCTTCTCTTTCTGAAGGTCTTTTAGATGATGAAAAAGAAGAAAAGAATTTTGCAACCTTAGATGATCTTTCAAATCACTATCGTCTTTTTGTTAATCGTATTCAGCAACAACTTTCCACATTAGGTGGGGGTGGAGAAACACGACTTAAGTATCTTGATGATATTGTTGGTATTGCTACTAATGCTTCTGCATATGACGGCAAATTTTTAACATATGATCATTCCATAATGAAGTTTGAATTTGTAACTAATAATAGTGGTGGTGGAGGAGGAGCACAAGGCACTCAGGGTATTCAAGGTTTGCAGGGTCCATCTGATGGGCCTCAAGGTACAACAGGAACTCAGGGCACTACAGGTACTCAAGGTACTGATGGTACTCAAGGAACCACTGGTGCTGGAACACAAGGAACCACTGGAACACAAGGTACTGATGGTACTCAAGGAACTACAGGTGCTGGAACACAAGGAACCACCGGTACACAGGGTACTGATGGTACTCAGGGAACACAAGGAACCACCGGTACTCAAGGAACTGATGGTACTCAAGGAACTACAGGTGCTGGAACTCAAGGTACTCAAGGTACAACAGGTGCTGGAACTCAAGGAACTGATGGTACTCAAGGCACTGATGGAACACAAGGTACTCAAGGTACAACAGGTGCTGGAACTCAAGGAACTGATGGTACTCAGGGAATTCAAGGTCCTGCCGGAAGTGGCGGTGGGGGTGGAGGAGGAGCACAAGGTACTCAGGGAACACAAGGTACCACTGGTACTCAGGGTACTGATGGTACTCAGGGTACTGATGGAACACAAGGAACCACCGGTACTCAAGGAACTGATGGTACTCAAGGTACAACAGGAACACAAGGTACTACAGGTACTACAGGTACACAGGGAACTACAGGAACTCAGGGTACTGATGGAACACAAGGTACTACAGGTACTCAAGGAACTGATGGTACTCAAGGTACAACAGGAACTCAGGGTACTGATGGAACACAAGGTACTACAGGTACTCAGGGTACTGATGGAACACAAGGAACCACCGGTACACAAGGAACCACCGGTACACAAGGAACCACCGGTACTCAAGGAACTGATGGTACTCAAGGTACAACAGGAACACAAGGAACCACTGGTACTCAAGGAACTGATGGTACTCAAGGAACTGATGGTACTCAAGGTACAACAGGAACTCAGGGTACTGATGGAACACAAGGTACTACAGGTACACAGGGAACCACTGGAACTCAGGGTACTGATGGTACTCAAGGTACAACAGGAACTCAAGGTACAACAGGAACACAAGGAACCACAGGTACTCAAGGTACTACTGGTACTGATGGTAATTTTGGTGGTGCAGCATTTGAGTATGATTTTGATACAACTACTACGGGAGCAGATCCTGGTACGGGAGGATTGCGATTCAATCAATCAACCCAAAATACGGCAACAATAATTTATATCGATGATGAAGATGTAAATGGTACGGATATTCAAACTTATTTGAGAACAATTGATGATTCAACATCGACCATTAAAGGTCATGTTAAGATAACGAAGAAAGGTGATACTAGCAAATTTATATTATTCACTATTAGTGGTCTTACTGAAAGAAGTGGATATTTTGATATAACTGTTAGCCCAGTTGATAGTAGTTCTGCAAGTCCATTTTCTAATGCTGATGATATAATTACAACTTTTGCCAGAACTGGTGATAAGGGTGATCAAGGTACTCAAGGAACCACTGGTACTCAAGGAACCACTGGTACTCAAGGAACCACAGGAACACAAGGTACTGATGGAACACAAGGTACTGATGGAACACAAGGTACTGATGGAACACAAGGTACTGATGGAACACAAGGTACCACTGGCACACAAGGTACCACTGGAACTCAGGGTACTGATGGAACACAAGGTACCACTGGAACTCAGGGTACTGATGGAACACAAGGTACTGATGGTACTCAAGGAACTACTGGTACTCAAGGTACAACAGGAACACAAGGTACAACAGGAACACAAGGTACTGATGGAACTCAAGGTACTGATGGAACTCAAGGTACTGATGGTACACAAGGCACTCAAGGAACTACAGGTGCTGGAACACAAGGTACTGACGGAACACAAGGTACCACTGGTACTCAAGGTACAACAGGAACACAAGGTACCACTGGTACTCAAGGAACCACTGGAACTCAAGGTACTGATGGAACTCAAGGTACAACAGGAACACAAGGTACCACTGGTACTCAAGGAACCACTGGAACTCAAGGTACTGATGGAACTCAAGGAACTCAGGGAACCACAGGAACCACAGGAACTCAGGGAACTGATGGTACTCAGGGAACTGATGGTACTCAAGGAACTGATGGTACTCAAGGAACCACTGGAACACAAGGAACCACTGGAACACAAGGAACCACTGGAACACAAGGAACTGATGGTACTCAGGGAACTGACGGAACTCAAGGAACTGATGGTACTCAGGGAACTCAAGGAACCACTGGAACACAAGGAACTGATGGTACTCAGGGAACTCAAGGAACCACTGGTGCTGGTACTCAAGGTACTACTGGTACTCAAGGTACTACTGGTACTCAAGGTACTACTGGCACTCAAGGTATTCAAGGAATACAAGGAACTTCTGGTGGAACATTAGATTATTGTAATCTTAATAAATCTTCTGCAACAGAGAATATTAATGTTAATTATGCAAGTAGAGTTGCTGTTCAATTTGATGCAGAAGTATTCAAAGCTTCAACATTTACTCATAGTAATAGTACGAATCCACAACGTGTAACTGTTGAAAGTGATGGTTTCTATATTATTAATGTTACTGTTGGATATGATAATACTGGAACAAATAGAATATCTCCCATAGCTTCACTTTTCAAAAATGGAACAGAGATAACTGAGACTAGATGTTCTAGTTATAGTAGAGGTGCAACTTCTGGTGATGAGAAAGCTCTACAAATTAATACTGTATTACAACTTTCTGCGGATGATTATCTAGAAGTTTATGCATGGAAGGATCATTCAAACTCAAGTGATGCTGCTAATACCATAGTCGGTGAATGTGAATTTGTTCTTGCCAGAACTTCTGGTGCTGCCTCAGCTTCTGGTACTCAAGGCACAACAGGAACCACTGGTACACAAGGCACTGATGGCACTAATGGCACTCAAGGTACTAATGGAACTCAGGGAATTCAAGGTATTACGGGTGCTGGTGGTGGGGGAGGAGGAGTTGATATTCTTAGTGTAATGTTGTTCACATAAATATTTTTAAAATTGATAAATTATGGCACTATCTCAGGGCACTTTAGGATTTCCAACGGTTGTTTCAAATAACAGCACATCAACAATTTATACCGTAGCAAGTAGTAAAAAGGTCTATATTAGAAGTATTGTAATTCATAATGCTAATTATGGATCAGGTAATGATGGATTGTCGCAAACAGTGCAGATTCATATGGTTGCCAATGGAGGAAGTGTAAGCGCATCAACTAGAATTGCTAGAGTTACTTTAGTTCCTGATGATACATTCTTTTTTGAACCACAATATCCAATTACAATGGTAGATAATGGTGATACTATTCGGGTAAATAATGAAGGGACTAGTACTGGATCTGCAGATAATTCTGTAACTGTTCTTATTTTGGGAGATGTGGAGGAGTAATTATGCCAGCAAAAAATTCCAATACTGGTTTTAAATCACTATTCGCTAGTAAGTTAGACGAAGATGAAGGTGTAGGTGGAGTTGGTGCAGTTGGTGGAGCAGAATTTACTCCTGGAAATGGATATAAGTATCATGTTTTTACATCGAACGCGACTCTTAATGTTAAAAGTGGTGGTGATGTTGATGTTATGCTTGTTGGAGGTGGCGGAGGCGGTGGAAATGGATATCAAGGACCGGGTAGTAGATGTTATGCAGGAGGTGGCGGCGGCGCTGGTGGAATGAAGCAATTATATGATCAAACGTGGGAGATAGGAACTTACACTATTGATATTGGGGGTGGTGGACGTGGAGGGTTTCGTCCACTATCTGCTTCTGCTGGTAGTGATACTACTATATCTTCTCCCGTATTACCATCTTCTATAACAGCAGGTGGTGGTGGATATGGTGCAAATTTTCCTAATGGAACTGGTGGACCTTCTCCAGGGGGATCGGGTGGAGGTGGAGCAGCTCCTGGAGGTTCAGCGGGAAATGCTCCAAGTTCATATGGAAATTCTGGATCTAATGGTTCTTATTCACCTCCTTTTTATTATCGTGGTGGTGGAGGAGGAGGTGCTGGATCTGCAGGGAGTTCTGATGATGGTGGTACAGGATTGCCTGCTTTTAGTGGGGATGCTGGTATTCCACCAGCTTATGGTACACCAGGACCATCTCCTGGCAGATACTTTGCTGGTGGTGGAGCAGGAACTTATGGATCTAGTAGTTCTAGAAATCCTGGATCTGGTGGTGCCGGCGGCGGTGGAAGTGGCTATAATCCAGGAACCATTAATACTGGAGGCGGAGGAGCTGGAAATCTACAAAGAAGAATCTATGGCGGTGGTCATGGTGGTCCAGGAATTGTAATTATTAGATATGCTATAGGATAATAAAAATGTCGCCATTTAAAAATAGTAGTTTTGGATTTTTTAATTCAAAATCTAAAAGAATTAATGAAAAGTCACAACTAGATTTACCAGGCGTCACTGCTACTTCAACAACACCAGCTCCAAATATATTTTCCCCCGGTAATGGATATAAGTATCATGTTTTTACTTCTCCAGGTACTTTTACAGTAACCAAACAAGGATATGTTGATCTTATGGTTGTTGGAGGTGGTGGAGGAGGTGGAAAAGGATATAGATCTCCACCATCAAGGTATAGAGCTGCTGGTGGCGGTGCCGCTGGTGGGTTTATTCAAAAATTTCAAATATTGTTTCCTAGTTCTCCAGGAACTTATACTATTACTGTTGGTAGTGGTGGTAATGGTGCAGGTCCAAGTCCGGCTAGTGGATCTGTTGGTTCTGATTCAAGTATATCTTCTCCCTCAATTACTACGGTAACTGGTGATGGTGGTGGATATGGTGGAAAAGGTCCTTCAGTTGCTGGTGGTCCTGGAGGTTCTGGGGGAGGCGGTGGTGCCACTGCATATGGTGGTGCAGCAACTCAAAATCATCCTGGAGGTAGTGGGGTTTTTAGTCCTCCATATTTTTATCAGGGCGGTGGTGGTGGCGCAGCAGGAACTGTTGGGAATGGTCATTGGGGTGGCACAGGAATACCGGCTTTTAATGGGGATGCTGGTATTCCACCAGCTTATGGTACACCGGGACCAAGTCCAGGAAGATATTTTGCTGGTGGTGGTGGATCAACCTACTCAATGTCAACTTCAGTATCAGGTGGACCAGGAGGTTCTGGAGGAGGTGGACCAGGAAGTGCTTATAGTGGTACGAATGGAACAACAAACACTGGAGGTGGTGGTGGTTCTGGCACTTATCCAGGATCTTATTATGGAGGAACAGGAGGTTCTGGAATTATTATAATTAGATATAGAGTACCTTCATAATATGGAATATCATTTTGCTCGATTAGATAATAATAATTTGGTGTTATTTGTTACGCCAATTGATATTAAAAATTGTTCTGATGTTGATGGAAATTTTGACGAAAGTGTTGGAATACAATATTGTAAAGATTTTTTTGGAGAAGATACTAATTGGAAAAGAACAACACAGGTTATTTCTGGAGTAGCAACATCCGAGAATGTAGTTGTTGATAATTTTAGAGGAAATTTTGCTTCAATTGGAATGATATATATGACAAATGTTGCTACTTTAGGAGTTGCCTCTACAGATATTTTTATTGAGCAACAACCATATCCCTCATGGTCAATAAGTACCTCTGCTCCTTCATGGGAACCACCAATTACAGAACCTTATTTTTCTGATGAAGATTATGATACTGAGATGTATTATGAATGGGATGAATCTGTTTATCAAGCAGATACTAATAATCCAAAAATTCAAGGTTGGGTATTAAAAGTAGTGGAAGAATCGGGTGCAGATCCAGATGATTCTGATGATCTTGAACCAGATGAGGGTGATTCTTGAGAATTTTTATAGTCTTATTGACGGAAATGAATAATATGTGGTATGATTAATAAAATAATCTTGTAATATATAATATAACTGAAATTAATTATGGCTTATCAATCGATTTGGTATTCTACAGATGTTCCTGATAAAATAGTTGACGTTATAGAGGAAGAATTATATAGAACTCATGATGACCTGATGGATAATTCTTGTTTATATGATGGTCTTGTTGATCATGATAAAAGAAATTCTAAAAATGCATGGATTAATAGTGACCACTGGGTGTCTGGATTTATATGGCACTATGTAAATAAAGCAAATAGGGATAATTTTCTTTATGACTTAAATGCTATTGATGGTCAGCATTTACAATATACTTCATATAAAGAAGGTCAATTTTATAGTTGGCACAATGATGCTGGACTTTCTACTTGTTATAAACCACAAGCAATAGATAATCATCACGAAGCAAATGCTTCTGATTTTATTAATAAAAATGTAGAAACAGTTAGGAAATTATCTATAGTGATGCAACTATCTAATCATGATGATTATGAAGGTGGTAATCTCCAAATTATGGGTGATGATAATAAGTCATATTTTGCCCCCAGAAAAAAAGGGACTATTATTTTATTCGATTCAAGAGCACAACATAGAGTTCTTAAAGTTACTAAAGGTGTTCGTAAATCTCTTGTTGGGTGGATTGTTGGACCTCGTTGGAGATAAATTATGTCAGAAGGAATGACTAATGAAGATATTGCTTTTGAAGAGCAAAAAAATACGGGAACTTCTCCAACAAAAAATAAATTTTTTGATGAGAATGGATATATTCCATTTGAGAGTATAATTGATCCAAAAAGACTTGAGCGCCCAGTTCCAGAAGAGAGGGGACAAATTAATTATTGGGGAAATAAATTAGATCAATATAATTATATTCCTCTTGAAGAACAAGTAGAAGGTTCATTATCTGTTTATAATCATCCTCAATATAAAAGTATTCATTCTGAAATTAGAATTAAATTAGAAAAACTTATAGGATGTCAATTATATAATACTTATTATTATGATAGATTTTATTTTCCTGGACAAGAATTAGCAGTTCATGTTGATAGACCATCATGCGAGATTTCAGTATCGATAAATGTTGGTAGCAATTTAAAAGATCTTTGGCCAATATGGATAAAAACTCCATACGGTGAAAAGCACCAAATTTATTTGAGACCAGGTGATGGTATAATATATAAGGGATGTGAAAGACCTCATTGGAGAGATCCAATGCCAGGAAAGAGAATGTTTTTTCAGAAAAAAGATTTATATTATCATCAAGTATTTTTTCATTATGTTCTTTCTAATGGATTACGTTCTCATCATGCTTTTGATTGATATTATATGAATGATTTGAAAAATTTTAATACAAATCTTGATATTGAATATTATAAAAAAAAGATTTTAAAAAATGAAAGTAAAATTATAAGAAAGTATAATTCTTGTGGAGATGGTGGCACAGGACTTGGGGAAAATTCTTTAACTTCTAGATTTGCTCATTTTAATTTATTGAAATGGTTTGGTGTTAGATCTCTTAAAAATGAAATAACAAAAAAATATATTAATTATTATGGGTGTAAAAGAAAATTTTGTATTAGAGCATGGGCAAATGTAATGAGAAGGGGTGAAAAAATAAAACCACATGTTCATGTTTTTGATGATGTATATGATCGAAAAGTTCACCTATCTGGTAATTTATTAATATATTGTGATACTAATATGTCAACATATTATGGAGATATATCTGTTCCAAATATCAATGGAAATATGACTTTATTTCCATCAAATATTCTCCATGAAACTGATAGATATGATGGGGAATCTGAAAGAATTTCAATAGCTTTTGATATTGCTACACTTGACAAGTATAGCAATTTTAAAAATATTCTTATTGAAAATAATTTTATTGTTTTGTAATATAATATTTCAATTGACAAACCATACTAGATAAAGTATAATTTTACTGAATAATTTTGATTTATGAGATTTCATATTCTTGGATTGCCACATACAGTATCAAGTAAAGATTATGTGGCGTGTGCTTATACCCAAAAGGTAGTTAAGTTTGGTAAGATGATGACTGCTAGAGGTCATGAAGTTATTCATTATGGGCATGAAGATTCTGATTTAATTTGCACAGAGCATGTTCCTGTAACAACAAATAAAGATCTTGAGATTGCTTATGGATCTTATGATTGGAGGAATAATTTTTTTAAATTCGATGTTAATGATCATGCCTACCAAACTTTTTATAAGAATGCAAAAGAGACTATCGAAATATACAAAGATGATAGTCAACTATATAAATCTAAGTGCGAAGAAATTCAAACCTTCGCCAGAGAACATTATGATTGGAAGCATGTAATCAATGAGTGGGTACAATTATTTTCAAACAACTAAAGAAATGAATTTCACAATCTATTCAAAAGAAGATTGTCAGTATTGCCATAAAGTTAAAACTGTTCTGGAGTTGACAGGCAGTAAATTTGTGGTGTATACTCTTGGAGAGGACTTTACAGGAGAACAGTTCTTTGAGGAATTTGGTGAGGGTTCTACCTTCCCACAAGTCCTTTGTGATGAGAAAAAATTGGGAGGTGCAGTTGATACAATCAAGTTTCTTAGAGAACAACAACTCGTCAAATCTTAACATAAATAAAAACAATCACGGAAATCGTGGTATTGAATTTATTCTTAATGGAGGAAAGAGGAAGCAGACACAACCATTTCATATTATCTTTGAAAAGATGGTTTGCTTTCTGAAGCGGGAAGTAAACGTCTATTTTGAGTTTTCCTTAAGTGTAAGGAAGAGACACTAGTTTCCCGGAGGACGGACAATGTTAGCAGTAAGTTTAGTATTCGGTTCATTTTTAACCGTATTATTTCTTATAGTGGGAGTAGTAATTGGTTGGACTGTTCGGGAATATATGATGAACTATCGGGAAGTACCAAGACCTCACCCCGAAATGTTTGATAATCAGGGTAATCTGATTCCAGATGAGGTTATTGCATTTAATTTTGAAAACTATCATGACAACATCACAGACGAAGAAGATGACCACGAGCAAACCTAGAACAAAAGTGGTTAAAACTACCGAAAGTTTAGAATTACCCAGGAATCCTTTTACTTTTGAAATATTTCATTTAGTTTCAAAGCAGAAATCTAAAGCAAAAAAAGTAGAAGTTCTTAAAAAATATGATCATCCATCATTGAGAGCTCTTTTTATTTGGAATTTTGATGAAAGTGTAATTTCAATGATGCCTCAAGGTGAAGTTCCTTATAGTGGATTTAATGATCAGAATACTTATAGTGGAACTCTTTCTACTAGAATTTCTGAAGAAGTTCGAAGTATGCATGAAAAAGATTCTTTTTCTTTAGGAGTAACTGATCAACAAGGTCATACTACTATTAGAAGAGAGTATAAAAATTTTTATCACTTTATTAAAGGTGGTAATGATAGTTTAAATAATATTCGTCGTGAGACGATGTTTATCAATATTCTTGAGGGTATACATCCTTTAGAAGCAGAAATTATTTGTCTTGTTAAAGATAAGAGATTATCTGAAAAGTATAAAATTACAAAAGATGTTGTTTCAGAAGCTTATCCTGAGATAGTATGGGGAGGTCGTTCATAATGACAAGTCAGGTGGATGAAGCACCTAAAACAAAAGAAAAAAATATGGAAGAAAGTAGCATAAAACCAATAGCACTAAAGTATGGTTGTGAAGTTCTTCAAGAGAAGACAACTCATCAAGTTGCTAATGATAAATCATTTCCTAATGATGCCTACTTGATTACATATATTGTTAATGGTGAGACACATATGGATCTTACGAGATGTAAGAGTCAGGTGAGTTTATTTGATATGTATTATGATACTTATGGAGCAGGTGCCGTGCAGAGTATTAAGTATGGGTATGGCACATCTAATCCAAAACTATGGGGAAATAAGAAGCCTGAAACCAAAAAGCGAAAGTAATTCCCCAGATCGGGGGGGAAAAATCCCGGCAAAATTTTGACCCCTAAGGTTTTTTAAATTGTATCGTATAATACAAAACCACTTGACTATATAGAATATAGGGTCTATAATAGACCCATCGTTCATCGGGGTAATCCCGACGCAAGTAAGTCGCGGAACGGAGCGTTCATCCCATGTTTGAACTCTTACTGTATACAACATTATCTTGTTCTGATGCCAGAGATATAATTTCTGGTGTCAATAAGAATAAAGATATGCCCAACCATATAAAGGTTGAGCTTGTAGAAACCATTAGGGATTCTGTTCAGATAAGAGAGTTTTGTGAATGGGACGCAACCGACTGAAGGAACGGATAAACGGATCCACCAAAAGGTGAGAAGGTTAATCATCCATTCATTCAGGAGTATAACAATGGCACAAGTAGTTTATCGTGGAGTAAAGTACGACACTCAAGAGCGTCGTGAGCAACAAAAAGCAACTCAACAAAAGCATTGGTTCAACGAAATTTATCGTGGAATCAAGCACGACAAACAGGTAGTTGTAGTGGGAGGTAATTAATGCTTCAATTTTTGGGGTTAAGTGCCCTGTTTATGATTGCATTTATTGGTCTCATTTATGGTGAAGTTTTACTTCTTCATAAAATTCAAAACTAAAGTGTTAGGGGGGGTTGACTTTCCCCCTTTTTTTGTCTAAAATGTGAATAGTAATTATCTTGTTATGGATAGAGAAAGACTAAAACTGATAGTTCGTAACCTAGAGCTGCTGGTAGATTCATTAAAGGCAGAGGTTCTTTCGGACGTTGATGCGTATAAATATGATAGTCAGAATTCATTAACTCTAGATTACGACGAGATCTTTGAGGATGATGATGACTGATAGAGCAACAAGACTTTTAAAACTCCTGAAGAGAATGTTGAAGCAGGAGCACCTTTATACCGACGATCAAATTAGAGAGATAAAAAATAATATTCGTTCGGTAGAAGAAGAACTTTATAGAATTAAAGTAGAAACTAGTAAAGGATTTAAAAAACAATGAATGCAAAATTGGTAAGTATTACTCCTGATGCTGAAAAGACCATGGCATACATTGCCCGTGTGTCTAATCCAAATAATCAGGATAATGAAAAATTTTCTGGACTTCTGAAGTATTGTATTAAGCACAATCACTGGTCTGTATTTGAGCAGAGTTATATGACTCTCGAACTCAAATGCTCTCGTGCCATAGCAGCTCAAGTGTTGCGTCACAGGAGTTTTACATATCAAGAATTTTCACAGAGGTATGCCGATTCTTCTCTTCTTGGTGTAGAGATTCCTATTCCGGAGTATCGTCGTCAAGATACCAAGAATCGTCAAAATTCTATTGATGACCTTGATCCAGTAACTGTTGATAAATTGGAGCGTCAGACAAAGACTTTGTTTGATTCTTCAATGGCACTTTATCAACAAATGCTTGATCTTGGTGTGGCAAAGGAATGTGCCAGGATGGTGCTTCCCCTTGCCACACCGACCAAAATTTACATGACCGGCTCATGTAGGTCATGGATCCATTACATAGATCTGAGAACTGCTAACGGCACTCAGAAGGAGCACATGAAACTTGCACTAGACTGTAAGCAGGTATTTACCGAACAGTTCCCTTCTGTATCAGAAGCCCTGGAGTGGGTCTAAATATTTTGTATTGATTTTATAGTATGCCAACATATCCTGTAGTAAATAAACAAACTGGAGAACAAAAAGAAGTTGAATTAAGTATTCATGATTGGGATCAGTGGAAAGTTGATAATCCGGATTGGATGAGAGACTGGTCTGACCCATCAACTTGCCCTCAACCTGGAGAAGTTGGTGAATGGAAGGATAAGTTAATTAAGAAAAATCCTGGATGGAATGATGTGCTACGTAAAGCACAAAAAGCACCTGGATCAACAATAAAAACTATAGGTTAATATGGCAAGAAGAAAAAGAGCATCTGCAGAGCAACCTATCGGGGTTGGTCTCACGGCAAAGCAGATGAAGAGGAAGAAACCTCTCAGTTCCGATTACTTGGTTGAAGTTGAACCACTTACAGATAATCAAAAAACTTTATTTGATTCTTATAAAGCAGGAAAACATTTAGTTGCCTATGGATGTGCTGGCACAGGAAAAACTTTTATCACACTCTATAATTCACTAATGGATGTTCTTTCCGAGAACACTCCCTATGAAAAAATTTATCTTGTTCGTTCTTTAGTTGCTACGAGAGAGATTGGATTCCTTCCTGGTGATCATGAAGATAAAGCAGATATTTACCAGATTCCTTATAAGAATATGGTAAAGTACATGTTCCAGATGCCTAGTGATGCCGACTTCGAGATGCTTTATGGTAATCTCAAGGCACAAGAAACTATTAAGTTTTGGAGTACATCATTCCTTCGTGGAACCACACTTGATAATTCTATTGTAATTGTCGATGAATTTCAAAATCTCAACTTTCATGAATTAGATTCTATTATTACTCGTGTCGGTGAAAATACTAGAATTTGTTTTTGTGGTGATGCAAGACAAACTGATTTAACAAAAACAAATGATAAAAATGGTATTGTTGATTTTATGAACATCTTGCGTAAAATGACATCATTTGATATAATTGAATTTGGAGTAGAAGATATTGTTCGTTCTGGTCTAGTCAAAGAATATCTTACGGCAAAAATTGAAGCAGGTTTTTAATGTTTAATCATATTGATTTGAGTCTCCCATCTCTCGACAGAGAGACGATTGATGGAGTTCGTTATTACAAAGTTCCAGATGAAGAAGAACTTATTAGACTGGTCTCGATTACATCGGTGACCAGTCATTTTAATAAGGAAATCTTTGTTAAGTGGCGTAAAAGAGTTGGTGAAGAGGAGGCAAATCGTATCACTAAAAAGGCAACCAGCCGTGGTACAGACATGCACACTCTTGTAGAGCATCATCTAAAAAATGATGATCTACCAAAGGTTCAACCGATTTCAGATTTTCTTTTCAAAATCTCAAAATCGACACTCAGTAATATAGATAATATTCATGCTTTAGAAAGTTCCCTATATAGTAAGGAACTTGGTATTGCTGGTACTGTTGACTGTATCGCTGAATATGAAGGCGAGTTAGCAATAATCGATTTTAAAACATCTGCTAAACCAAAACCAGAAGACTGGATCGAGCACTATTTCGTTCAGTGTATGGCATATGGATGTATGCTATACGAAATGACCGGTATCATGGTCAAAAAACTTGTAATTATCATGGCATGTGAAAATGGAGAATGCGTCGTTTATGAACAAAGAGACAAAGCAAAATACATCAAACTTCTCACCCAATATATTAGAAAGTTTGTTGGAGATAAACTGGAACAATATGGAACCGAATAAAGATTTAGAAAAAGCAATAGAGAAGAAGTTTCTTACTCCTTCAAAGTTTGCCTTGGAAATCGAAAAGATTGTTGTCGAGGAAAAACTCAACTACATTGATGCTATCGTTCACTATTGCGAAATCAATGAAATTGAGGTAGACTCAATATCTAAGTTAGTATCAAAACCACTGAAAGAAAAATTGAAGTGGGATGCGACTCAACTTAATTTTATGAAAAAGACTTCGAGAGCAAAACTTCCTTTATGATCGTGACTCCCTTTGAAACTTACCAACATTATTTGTCACT